TCATATTTGTCGGAAAAAGTGAAAAAATGTGCAAAGATTGGGTTGACAGAAGGTGGGATAGTCTGGTAAGAATGGGTATTCCATACGAGGTATCACACTGAATTTGGAATGTTCCTTTCGTAGCGTTGGCAAGGGGCGGTAGCAGAAATGTTACCGTCCTTTGTTTTTTTGTGTTGACACCCCCTTTTAGTTTGTTGTATGGGTAATGTATCGCAACCAGATATGAAAGGATTAAAGCGATGGTATTCAATGCAGATAAACGAAAGAAGCTACTCGACGCACACAACAAGCTAAGAAATATGCTTCAATATGCCGATGATTGCCGTACCCTTGAGATGCGGCACTTGGATGACGTGGAGAACATTATCTTCATGCTTTCCTCTGAGTTTCATTTTGAACCTCAAAGGGATGATGAGGGGAATACTAAATACTATTCTGATTATGTGATGGGGAAGTAAAATGGCAAAGTATAGAGTTGTTCTGATTGTCCAAGATTATGTTGAGGCAAATAGTCAAGATGAGGCTGTTGAGATTGCAAACTTGGAAATGGAAAACGGCGAGATTATTGCCGACAGATTGGATGAAGAGGAGAGTGACGATGACTAAATACGAACTGTTGCAACACCTCGAATGGCTTTACCCTAGTCGTGAGGATTGGTTTGTCGCTGATGAAGATGAGGGCATTGTCAAAATCTGTTTCAGTGTAGACCCAGATGAGAACGATGACGAACTGGTGCTGTCTAAATACGAGAAAGGTTTCCTGACGGGGTTCTATTTCACTGACCCTGCTATTCAAAAGGATTGTCTTAATCGTAATGAGGACAACGACTGGTACGGTGTCCACGTTGGTGAAAGAGTGTTTGACTTGTGCATCTGGAAAGACGAAGATACGCAATCCGAAGTTTGTGTTGTCTATGAGTGTTTCCTCAACGACAACGGCGAATGGTCAACCGACACTAGCAAAAGATGGTTTTTGAAGGAGAGTAAGGATGCTTAAACGAATACACATAAACCAACATATCATCCGTTCGAACGCCAAGACTGGTGAGAGCAAACCTTGTATCACTGTCAAGACAAGCAATTCGAACACCTATGGTAGTAGCGTTCGAATACTTGGGGAAAGCACTGTTGTGTACAGCCCAGACAAACCCCTGTCTTGTGGTGCTAAAGTGTGGATAGAAACAAATTCAGAAGTGGAGATTGCGTGATGAGACCCAGTGAAAAGAACTCTAGGTCATACGAACAGTGTGTTGAAATGTGCGAACGCATTGCCGCCGAACACGATTGGAACGGCAATAATGTTGGGTTCAAAACTTGGTGGACAAAGGCAGACTTATATCGTAAGCAAAGGGACTCTGATAATGGTCACATTTATAGAGTGACTGACGGCAGACTAGAAGAAGAATACGAAACCTTGTTCGGCAACCCGTACGGCAAGGCAGAGATGCCACGCATGGAGTTTCAAGAATTCTTCAACCCTGAGAGGAAAACGCAATGAACCCTTATGATGACCACTACATTGTCGAAATGGAAATTGTCGCCAAAGTATCCGTCGGCTTTTCCGTACCTAGTGGGACAAGCCCTGAATCTGTCGAGTCACAAGCCAGTCACATTGTCGACGAGATGACAAGCAAAGAACTGATAGACAACATCTATGACATAGATAATGTGGATTTTATCGGAGTTGAATCGGACTGATGGCAAATGCACCGACAGTGAAGGAATGTCGCCGCCGCTTAGAAGAAGCACGAACCATGACAAAGGGAACGATGAAAATGTCAATGGTATGCAAGACACCCGAAGAGTTAGCCAACATGAAGGCGGCGGCAAAGGGCATGAAAGGTATCAAGAATTTGTCAATCGTTTTGTCAGAGAAATAATGTCAGCCAAAATATTGTCAGCAAAGGGATCAAAATAATGTCAGCCCATACCAAACACACCGAACGCCCACCCTGTGATGATTGCGGCGCACCTGCCGATATCAAGCCCGACGACTGGTCTATGTTTTGCGCGGCGTGTTATTTATCTAAGATAGGACAGGGAATAAAAGAACTTGACGCCGGATATCATATCGGCTATCCATCGGTTAACGCAACCAACGAAAGGCAACGTTATGAATCTAAAAATCAGCAAAGGCTCAGGCAAGTTACTTGATATCCAGTCTTTAAACACAAACACGCTATCTAATCCGTTTTGCCAAAAAATGGTTAACAGCAAAAACGATAAGATTATCTGCACCAAGTGTTATAGTGATACAATGTTGCGCGGCATGCGTAAAAACTGTATCCCCGCTTGGGAGATGAACAGCGAGATATTATCCGGCGGTGTTATTCCGTCGCATATGTTGCCGACGATATTACAGGCGTTTTTCCGGTTTTCATCACACGGCGAACTTATCAACATGACCCACCTTGAAAACCTGCACAATATAACCTTGCACAATCCGCATTGCTCTTTTGCATTGTGGACTAAGCGTAAAGACTTTATCCGCAAGTTTTATAGCCACAATAAAAAACCATCTAATCTTATCCTGATTTACAGCAATCCGCGCATTGATGCGGTGATGTATACCCCGCCGGAGTTTTTCGACCGGACTTTTAACAATGTTTCCCCAGATAGCAATATTACCCAGAATTGCACGGGGCAAAAATGTAAAGATTGCTTGATATGCTATCGGATTGATAGCGGCGTCGATACGATAGTTGAGGCGGTAAAATAATGTCAGCCATTGCTTAAAATAATGTCAGCCATTGCTTGTTATCCCCGCACTTTTAATGTTGCGGGGATTGCTTTTTTTATATCCTGATAGGGCGGCGTCACAGATAGGGTGATTTTTTGCGGTAGGTGCTAGGTGAATTTTCTTGTTTTATTAGGTGTTTTTTTGTGTTATAGAATGAAGGCGGCGTGATAATGCGACCGTTTAACAGCTTACGAAAGGCTATTATAAAATGTTAGATATTACTACAAGTGATAATGCGGCGTCTAAGGCTATGGCTAAGGGTGCTAATATTTGGTCAACGCATCATGATATAGGGGATTTTAGTCTTTACAGTAAATTTACCAAGATTCGGAAATTGCCTATTGATGCAATTGTTCCGGTTAAGACTTCTGAATCCTTAATCGTGACTGAGCCACGACCAGTTGGCGGATATTATGCCCTGTTTAATTCCGCTATTAATGAAGTGATGCCCGTTCGACCTGTAACCGAAGGCTATAATCTGGTCAGCCATGATAAACTTTTCGAACAGCAGGCGCAGGTTCTTTTTGATTCCGACCTACCGACCGACGGCAATGTTGAAGTTGTGGATAGGCTATATGATGCCGGAACTCGCGCCCACCGGACTATCTATTTCCACGACCTTGCGGCAGGGATAAGTGACGGCAGGGATGTTGTCCGGTGTCGTATTGATGTCTTTAATTCGGTGGATATGTCTTGGGCTTTCCAAGTGTTCAGCGGTGCATACCGTGACTTGTGCCGCAATACTCTAGTCTTTGGTGGATCTAAGGCGTATCAACAGAAGGCAAAACACACGGCTAATCTATCGGTTGATGGCATGATGACAAAGGCGGCTCTGGGGCTTGCCGGATGGTCTGGGCAGGTTGACCAGATGCGCGTCTGGCAAAATACCGAGATGACCCGTCAGCAATTCGCGGATATCCTGTCCGTGACTTTGTGCCGGAAAGAAAACCACGCGACCGATGCCGGGCTAGTTAATCCGGTGAATGAAACCAAGTTGAATTACTTGCTTGGTCTTTATCAGGACGATGTGGCGGAACTGGGGAATACAGCATGGACGGCGTATAATGCCTTAACGCATTGGTCAACCCATACTAACCACCAGATAACCACCGATGAAGGCAAAACGATTCGGGCAGGTAACGACAAGGCTAATCATGCCAACGTCCGGCGTGTTCGCGGCGAGGCTGTCCGGCAGGTTATCGAGTCGCCAGTTTGGCAGGAAGTGATGGCGGCGTGATGCACGAGATAATCAATTCCGCTTTTAAGATCGCATGGATAATCTTATTGATTGCCATAGTATCAGCAATTTTATAGCAACTGATGAAAGGAAAAACGCTATGAATTACCGTAACCATGAAAAACTAAAGTTAATCCTTATGGCTATCCGTGAGAATTCGGAAGCTAACGGGCGGCTTGTTAATATGGCATGGCAGGAACTGGGCAAGCCAGTTAAGCCAGCCAAACCAACCGTCAACCGTGAATCCGATATCAAAGTGTCACGGGGTGACAATGCCGTTGTTCGCGTCTTGGCGTCGAGGGCTTATCCTGTATCAATCAACACGATTGTACGGGAAACCGGATTGAAGCCAAAAAGTGTTTATCAGACGATATGGCGGTTGCGTTCATATGGTTATGATATCCAGACCAGTTATGCCCGTTCACGCAAGGCAAAATATCGCTTGATTGAGGCGGCATAATCCGCTATTAATTATCGAACGGGGGCGGCGCGGTGTCGCTCCCACAATCTAACGAAAGGTAATGAAAGATGATTAATCGTAAAGTTACAGCTACTGATATGGATGATGCCCGTAACATTGTTGCAATCCCCAAGAGTGAGATTGAGGCAATCGGGCGGTTGATCTATGGGTTGCGCTTGCAGATTGAAACCCTTGAGCAGATTGCGAGGCAATCCGGTATTGATACTTGGGTTGATACGAACAAGGTGACGACTCTTGCCGATGAGATTATCAAAGTGAAATAATCTGGTCTTTACCATTCCTCCCAACTTGCCCCCCATTGTTTAGACTCTGGGGGGTTTTTTTGTTTGCAACGGGCAATAATACCTTGTGGGTTGATATCACGGGATAATCCGGCAGGGCAGGTGTTCGGGTATTGCTAACATTATACACACCGACAACACATCACGGGGGGAAACTTGCACGGGTATCACTGGGGGGAATTTGTCCGGCAGGATTCTATAGATGCAACCGACGGGGCGACATTGTGGGAAACTGAAGGGGTTTTGATGCGGCAGTGTGTGGTGTGGTGGCATCCTTGGGATCACCGAAAAGATTTCCCCTATGGGGGACGCAAGGGCCACCCCGGGGTACTGGGTACTTGTATGCAATCTCGCCATCAATTTGGGTATTTTGGGTTAATTGTATGACTATGTTTGCAACAGGTTATGTAGCCGGGCATAGAACACAAAAAACCCCCCGACGGGTATCGAGGGGTATCCCTGTTTGCAACAGGTTATGTAGGCAAGGGGGGTGGTATAGGGTGTATTCCCGGCAGGGTATGCTCTATTGTACTGGTCAAATTCGCTGTTGTCAACAAAAAAAGTAAGAAACAGGGTAGCCAAATTTTATTTTTTTTCCCGATTTTACCTTTTTTAAATTAACCCCTTGACACAACCCGTTCAAAAACATACAATAACAAGTGAACGTTGCATTTTTGTTAGCACACAACCACGATCATACCCTCGATAAACTTAAAAAAGGCGTTGTGACTGGCTAAACATGTGCAACATTCCCCTACTTTAACGGAGCAAACCCCCTTTGTACAAGGTTTTTATACTTGTTTGCTCACTTATCAACCCCGACACGTGCCTTGTTGCGACAGATCCAATCAATCTGTACCCAACAATGGAACTGTGCGAGGCCCGTGTAACGCAACTTGCCCACGACATACCGATAGACACTCCGGGATGGACAGTTGTTCGGTACAGATGTGAGCAACAACCCTCGATATAACCAATGAATCTGCTACCCCAACAAAAAAAAGAACGGGAATTGACAGACCAACAGCAACAATTCCTTTCCCTGTTGTTTGAAAACGGGGGGAATGTGACTGCTGCTGCTCTCGACGCCGGATATTCACGAGGATCAATCGGTTGGTTAAAGAACACCCTTGCCGAAGAGATCGTCGAACGAACAAAATCCCTTCTTGCTACAAACGCCCTCAGAGCCGCTACACGCCTTGTTAACACAATTGATAACCCTCTACCCGAAAGAGGAGACGAACTGCGCTTCAGAGCCGCAGAATCGCTTTTAAACAGGGTTGGACTTGCAAAGCAAGAAACAATCAACCACAACGTCCAAGCAGTACACGGTGTTGTCCTGTTACCACCCAAAGATAGTGACGACACTGACAGCGGAGTAATTATTGATGGGTGACGATACCCAGCCAAAGCGTCGCGGTAGACCAAAAAAAGACCCCAACGCCCCCAAAGCCTCGTACAACATATCTCGTGCGGAGCGAGCAAGGCGTGAAACTCAAAAAAGAGTCCGTGCTGCAAAGAAACGAGCCGAAAAGACCACCAAAGCAGCAGAGGATAAGCGTCGCTATGCAAGAAAACTTGAACAGACTGCAAGTAAAGTTGAAAAAGCTATTAACGGTACTGGTTCACGGGTGTTGGAACAGTCTGACCTCGATTTATTACCGCCAGCAGTTAGCGAACTTGTTGGTGAAAGCGAAATTGTATTTCAACCCAACCCCGGTCCCCAAGAAGACTTCCTTAGTGCAAACGAACGAGACGTTTTATACGGAGGAGCCGCAGGGGGTGGTAAATCATTTGCTTTACTTGCTGATCCCCTACGTTATTGTCACAATCCCAATCATCGTGGGCTTCTTCTTAGGCGTACTTTGGATGAGCTTACCGAACTAATTGACAAATCTCGTCAGTTATACCCCAAAGCCTTTCCCGGTGCAAAGTTTCGTGAATCAAAATCTACGTGGGTTTTTCCGTCGGGCGCAACAATTTGGTTTACCTACCTTGATAAAGACAAGGATGTTACCCGTTTTCAGGGTCAAGCCTTTAACTGGATTGGTATCGACGAAATAACCCAATATCCAACGCCGTACGTGTGGGATTATCTCCGTTCTCGTCTTCGTTCGACAGATCCGGAGTTGCAACAGCACTTGTACATGCGTTGCACAGCCAACCCCGGCGGTGTCGGAGGGTGGTGGGTAAAGAAAACCTACATCGACGGTATTGAGCCAAACAAACGCTACGTTGCGTTCGACATTGATACCGGAAAACCCTTTGTGTGGCCCCACGGTCACGAAAAAGCAGGTGAGCCGTTGTTCTTTCGCAAGTTTGTTCCGGCACGGTTAACCGACAACCCCTTCCTCATGGCAGACGGTCAATACGAGGCCATGTTGAGGTCGCTCCCAGAAGTCGAACGAAAGCGGCTTCTCGAAGGGGATTGGGATGTGGCAGAGGGAGCAGCCTTTCCCGAATTTTCACGGAGTAGACACGTTGTTGAACCTTTCGATCTTCCGACCAATTGGCCCCGCATTCGTGCAGCCGACTACGGATACGCGAGTCCTTCGTGTGTGCTATGGGGTGCTATTGATTGGGACAACAATATTTGGGTGTATCGAGAACTTTATGTAAAGCACTTGACAGCAGAAGAACTTGCTGATAAAATAATGGAAGTAGAGCAACTTGACCCTCAACCCCATTACACCGTGCTTGACTCGTCGTGTTGGAACAAAACGGGGTTTGGTCCGTCAATTGCCGAAACAATGATGAGAGCAGGTGTTCGTTGGACACCCTCCGACCGTAACAGGCTACAAGGTAAGATGGAAATACACCGTCGCCTTGCAAACGATCCGTACACAAACGAACCTCGCCTACGTATTTTTTCAAACTGCCAAAACGTTATCAAACAAATGGCAGGTATTCCGTTATCTAAAAGCAACAGCGAAGACGTTGATACAAAGTCAGAAGATCACGCATACGACGCACTTCGCTACATGCTAATGACACGTACCAGCGGGTACGCATCCATCCACAAACAACTTGGTGCAATTAAGAATCACGTTCACCAAGTTCAAGATGAAGTATTTGGTTACTGATGGCTATCGATGCAATAGAATTTGGTAAAAAAGCACAGGCGGGTACTCTTACCGTAGAAGAGGCGATTTCGTACGCTCTAACGTATGGCAACCCAACAGATAGCGCACGTAAACGTATCAAAGCACTTCGCTCTGGGTTTAAGAATATGGGCTTGGATATAAACATGCCCCTTTCAGATCTCAAGGATACAGCAAACTTGGGATTGTTTAATCGGGAACTTAGCCCCGACATGTCAAATCGCTTTGGCAACCTTCAGGCTCTTGAGGCAGCTCTTGATCCTGTGATGACAAAATACAATCTTCGGACAATTCTTGAACCTGCTGAAGATGGCTTAGAACAGTTACGTTATCCTCTTCTTGCAGGGGGTGAAGGTCTGGCTAAGTCGATTGGTTTGGGCGGCACACAGCGTACTGGTCTTGCTCAAGAACGTCCTATGCAAGGTTTACTTTCCAAAGCCGACCTTGACGCTATTTACAACACCAATCTTCCCAAGATTGCTGACGAGTTTGGTCAACCCGTTGCTGACTTGATGCTGTATCACAAGTCAACAGCAAATCGTCCTGCTCAACTTGTGAACCTCAAAAAAAGTGAAGTCAAGATCACCGACACAGAAGTTACAATTAAAGGTAAGAAACCTCCAAAGGGATCAAAAGATAAAAAGTTTCGTCCAGAATTAACATTCTCTGTCAACAGTCCCGAAGGACGGGCAATCATCAACAGTTACAACACGTCAACCACAGACATGGTGTTTAATGTAACGGAGTCTGAACTTGACGCAGCTTTTAACAAATACATTTCTCCAAGTCTTGAGCAATACAGCGATGTACTTCCTTTAGCGGATGTAAAAGTAATTGGACCGGACGGGTCTGTAACGCTCACACAAAAGCCTGTTACGACAAAGTCTGCTATTCGCTCTATCGTACCAAAGTATCTTCTTGACGAGTTCAACGTTCCTGCTGAGATTGTACAAGGTGCGATGGGCCACAAAGACACATCCATTCTTGCGACAAACTACGCAGGATCTCGCCCTACAAAAGATATTCCTCTTCTTCTTTCGGACCCTACCCAGTTTAGTTCGACAGGTTTTGCCGGATCAGGACTTGCAGGATTCAACATCTATAGTGCTATGTCCGAAGAACAAAGGGCTGCACTAGGAGATCAAGAATTTAAAAAACTTATGGCGGCAGGTACGGTCGAAGAGGCTGAAAAGTACGCTCAACTTGCTAACATTGATCCTGAAGTTGTAAAAAAGGGCATTGCTGTCCAAGCAGAAATTGACATCTTTCGCGCACAACAAGAAGCAGCAGTCCAAGCCGCAAGGACCGAAGCAAGACGAACAGCTAAAAAAGATATCAAGGTTGAAAGCGGCGCATCCCTGTTTGACGAACTTGTTCAGATGGGTAAACCAACCAAACTTGGTCTTGGCATACTTGCGGCGGGTACTACTGTTCTTAAACAAGTTCCGGTCGTTGGTGGGGTTATGGAAGCACAGGCAGCACGTTTGGAAGGAGCTTCTATGGAAGAATCCCTACTGCGAGGAGCAGGAGAAACTTTGCTTCCAGTTACCCCTAGTGATATTCAGATGATGGAAGGAGCAGTTGGTGAAGTGGGCAGCCAAATGCAAGAACTGATGGAAAGCCCACAACCAGAATACCCCGAAGGTGCAACAATCCAACAGCAGTTGCAAGGATTGTTAGGCATGGGCGGGGGATTTAGTCTTAACTAACAACCTATTCTAAGGGAGCAAAAAACAATGCCAATGAACAACTATAATTATGGTGCAGCTTACATCATGAACGCTGACAAAACATCCGTTGATGCAAACATGGGCGAAAGCAAATTGTACCGTGAAGGTCTTGAGTTCGATACTCGTGCTAAGACTGCTGTTCTTACGGAAGACATGCCAAAAAAGATGACCAAAAAGGCTGTTGATCCATCCGTCATGAAAATGGCTGAAGAACGCGACTACTAGATCTTAACTTTCTTGAAAGATTACAATGTCTGATAATTTCCTTGAACCAGCAGATGACACGCCCGTTGTAGTTTACGAACCCAGCGAAGCGATGCCAGCTCTGGCAGAACACATCAAAAAGAAGTTCGAAGACTCTGAAAACGGACGCTATGCTTACGAGCAGCGTTGGTTGAAGGCGTACAAAAACTTTCGCGGCATCTACGATTCAACGACTCAATATCGTGAATCTGAAAAGTCAAAGGTATTTATTAAAATTACCAAAACTAAAGTGCTGGCTGCGTACGGGCAAATTGTTGACATTCTGTTTTCAAACAAAAAGTTTCCCATTGTTGTGGAGTCAACCCCTGTTCCGGAAGGAATAGCCGAGTTTGCTCATCTTCGCACACCCCTTGATGACATTGTAAATCAAGAACCGACGGATATGTACGGATTTCCGGGGGATGGAAGAAATCTTCCGCCCGGAGCAACTCAAGCAACTCCGCTGGATTTTCTTGGGGGTATGCAAAATCGATACAATGGTATGCCTCTTGCAGAAGGTCCATCTCTTATGGGTGAGCCTCAGATTAGTCCGGCTCAAAAGGCTGCTCTAAACATGGAAAAGCAAATTCACGACCAGTTGCTTGATACCAGTGCAGTTAACGTCCTTCGCAATGCTATCTTTGAATCCGCCTTGCTTGGATCTGGCATCATCAAAGGACCGTTCAACTACTACAAGCGAATCCACAAGTGGGAAAAAACAGAGATGGGTCGGCAGTATATGCCGTACGAAAAGATTGTTCCTCGCATCGAACACGTATCTGTTTGGG